ATAAAATTAGAGAAGAATTTAAAGCAGTTAAAGATCTATTAGATTTTGATAAGAAAGCACATGAAATCTATAGGAACTGGTACATAGATGGTAGATTATATTACCATAAAGTAATTGATTTAAAGAAACCAGAAGAAGGAATAGTAGAATTGAGATATATTGACGCAATGAAAATGCGTTATGTAAGACAACAGAAAAAGCAAGATAAAGATATTAGAGTAGCTAATATTAATAATGACAATCCTATGGAATATGAATTTCCTGAGATTGAAGAGTATTTTATCTATAGTCCTAAGTCAACTTTCCCATCTCAAATGCCATCAGCAATGACTGGTGGAAATAAGGGAATCAAGATGACTAGGGATTCTGTTGCTTATTGTACATCTGGATTAGTAGATAGAAACAAGGGATCAACCTTATCATACTTACATAAAGCAATCAAAGCAGTCAATCAACTTAGAATGATTGAGGATAGTCTTGTTATTTACAGATTATCAAGAGCACCAGAAAGAAGAATTTTCTATATTGATGTAGGTAATCTTCCTAAAGTTAAGGCAGAACAATACCTCAGAGACGTAATGATGAGGTATAGAAACAAGTTAGTATATAATGCTGACACTGGTGAGATTAAAGATGATAAGAAATATATGTCTATGTTGGAAGATTTCTGGCTTCCTAGAAGAGAAGGTGGTAGAGGAACTGAGATTACTACACTACCAGGTGGACAAAACTTAGGAGAAATCACAGATATTAAGTATTTCCAAGAGAAACTTTTCAAAGCACTTAATGTACCTGTTACTAGAATAGGTGGAGATGGTGGATTTAATTTAGGTAGATCATCAGAAATTCTAAGAGATGAAGTTAAATTTAGTAAGTTTGTTGGTAGATTAAGAAAAAGATTTTCTGCATTATTCAATGATATTCTTAAGACTCAATTGCTTCTTAAGAATGTAATTACCCCAGAAGATTGGGATATCATGAGTGAGCATATTCAATATGACTTCCTATATGATAACCATTTTGCTGAACTAAAAGATTCTGAACTACTTGCTGAAAGACTAACTATGGCAGCATCTGCTGAACCATATGTTGGTAGATACTTCTCACAAGATTATCTAAGACGTAAGATCCTTCGTCAAACTGATGAGGAAATTATCGAACAAGATAAGTTGATGAAGAAGGAAATTGAGGATGGGGTAGTACCTGATCCAATGATGATGATGGACCCAACAATGATGGGTGCAGAAGGTGAAGCTTCAATGGGTGGTGAAATGGGACAAGTTCCTATGGAACCAGAAGTAACAGATACAACCAAAACTAAGGTACAAATGCCTAAGGGTGGTGAAATCTGATAAATAAACTGTAAGGATTTTAAAACAATGGATGAATTGCTCGATATGATTACTAAAGATGAAAGTCCATCTGGTATCAGTGACGCTATTAAAGATGCTCTTTATGCTAAGTCTGCTGAGAAGATAGGTGCTCATAAGGATAGTGTAGCTGCTTCACTTTTTGGATCTCCTGAAGATGAAGAACAACTACAACAAGACGTAGAAGATGCTGCTGCTAGAATTGCTGGTACAGATCAAGAGGAAGTAGAGTCTGAACCTGAGGGTGAAGAATAATTATAAATAAATAAAATGATTCTGTATAAAGAGAATGACGCTTAGGACAGTTGGAGCAGGAACCTCAATAACTACGGGTGCAGCATCTCAGCAGTCAGGACCAATATCTGGTAAATCTACTGCATTAAGAGTGGTTGCTACTGGACAAAACACACATGTGGCTATTGGAACTGAACCTGCTGCTGCTGTTACTGATTTTGTAGTTCCAAAAGATAGTGCTGCTACTTTAGCAATCAGTAATGCTTCTGCTAGAGTAACTAGTTACACTAAAGGAACTACCACTATAATAGATTTTCCTCAGGGAACATCTTCACCATTTGGCGTAGGTCAATATGTTAGTTTAAGTTGCTCAACTCAAACAGACTTTGATTTTACTCATAAAAGAGTGAAGACTGTATATAATGCATCTAGTGCTCCAAATTATGGTGCAGGAGAAAATTGGTTTGGTCAAAGAATCATAGTTGAACATAATAGTGGTTCAGTTAGTGGCACTTTTAATGATCCAGATGCAACTTTGAGACCATCCTTTAAAGTTGCAGCTAGAACAGATAGTGGTTCTGGCAAATTGTACATTCAACAAGTTCAAATTTCAGGAGAAGCATAATGAAACTCATTAGAGAAGAAATCGAATCTGTTGAATTTATAGTTGAAAACAGAGGCGGTAAAAAACAACTTTACATTGAAGGTGTTTTCCTTCAAGGAAACATAAAGAACAGAAATGGTCGTATGTATCCTATGGAGACACTTCGTAGAGAAGTTACTCGTTATAATGAGAATCATGTAGTATCAGGAAGAGCACTTGGAGAACTGGGACATCCAGAAGGTCCAACTGTTAATCTTGATAGAGTGTCCCACAAGATAGTATCACTTAAAGAAAGTGGTTCTAATTTTGTAGGTAAAGCAAAAATCCTCTCTACCCCTATGGGTAAAATAGCATCATCACTTATTAGTGAAGGTGTAAAGTTAGGTGTATCTTCTAGAGGCATTGGTTCTCTTAAGATGACCAGAGAAGGTATCAATGTTGTTGGTGAAGACTTTATGTTAGCAACAGCAGCAGACATCGTTGCTGATCCTTCAGCCCCAGATGCATTTGTATCTGGAATTATGGAAGGGAAGGATTGGGTATGGGATGGTGGTGTACTTCGTGAGAAGTATGCTGAGAAGACTTATAAAACAATCAACACCTTAGTTGATCAGAAGAAATTAGATGAGCACAAGTTGGGCTTATTTAATGATTTCTTATCAAAGTTATAAGTTATCTAAATAAATATAGTTTAAGTACTCGGTAATCAGAGGGTTTACAAATGTCTCGTGGAGATTTACAAGAAATGGAAGTAGGCACTAAGCAATCCAAGGGTCCAGTTAATGCTAACGCTAAACCTGGAGATCCTATGCCTAAATTAACAACTGGTGGCACTGCCCCTAGTTATGAAGATCTTGGTGGTCCATCACCAGATAACTACAAGCCAGATAATGACTCTGCGAAAATAAAGGAACCTAAGATTAAAACCGTAAAAGATGTAGTTAACAAAGGTGCAAAACCTGCTGATTCTATGAAAGGACTATCTGCTGGACAAGCTCTCAAATCAGGTGATGAAGTAGAGCTAGAGGATACACAAGAAGTAGTAGCAGAAGAGCCTGCAACTGAAGAAGTAACTACAGAGGAGACAGTAGAAGTAGAAGAAAAGATTGACATTGAAGCTGATGTCAATGCTCTACTTGGTGGAGAAGAGTTATCTGAAGAGTTTAAAGAAAAAGCAAAAACAGTCTTTGAGGCTGCTTTAAATTCTAAGGTTGCTGAGCTTAAAGAGGATTTGCAAGCTAAGTATGATGAGAAGCTTGCAGAAGAGGTAGAGACATCTAAGGCTGCTTTAGCAGAAAGAGTTGATCAATACCTTGAGTACGTTGCTGAAGAGTGGTTCGTTGAAAATGAACTTGCTATTGAGCACGGACTTAAAACTGAATTGACTGAATCATTCCTTGGTGGAATGAAGAGTCTTTTTGAAGAACATTATGTACAAATCCCTGACGATAAATATGATGTGCTAGAAAGCATGGTAGAAAAACTAGATGACATGGAGACCAAGCTCAACGAGCAAATAGAGAAGAATATTTCATTAAACAGTAGACTTGCTGAGTCTGTTGCTGATGGAATTTTGGATCAAGTTTCTGATGGCCTTGCTGCTACTCAGAAGGAGAAGCTCGCCTCACTTTCCGAAAGTGTAGAGTTTGAAAGTGAAGATCAATATCGTGAAAAGTTGGAGACATTGAAGGAATCTTATTTCCCAGGCAATACTCCAAAGGCAACTGGAGAAACAATTTCTGAAACTGTAGAAGTTGCATCTGGCGATGTAACCAATTCTATGGCTTCATATCTTAAGACACTCCAAGCAGTTGCTAAGAAATGATTTTAGTATTTTAATCAAACAATTACTTTAAAGAGGTAAAAGCAAATGTTCAATGCTGAACATCTGCAGGAAAAGTGGGCTCCTCTGCTTAATGCAGAAGGCGTAGATGAGATCAAAGATCCACATCGTAAAGCGGTCACCGCTGTCCTGTTAGAAAACCAAGAAAAATTTTTAAGAGATGAGCAATCTTTTGCTCAAGGTGGAACCATAACTGAAGCATCACCTACCAACAGTGCTAATGCTGCTGGTGCATCTGGTGGTTTTGGTGGTAGTTCTGCTGCTGCTGGTCCAACTGCTGGTTTTGACCCTGTTCTAATCTCATTGATTAGACGTTCAATGCCTAACCTAGTTGCTTATGACCTAGCTGGCGTTCAGCCAATGAGTGGTCCTACTGGACTAATCTTCGCAATGAGATCCAGATATAAGGATCAATCAGGCACAGAGACATTCTACAATGAAGTAGATACTGCATTCTCTGGACAATCTTCAGGTAATGACAATACTGCTGGTATTACAGATATAGCAGCTGGTTTAGGTACTACTGAGCAATCTGGTAGCAACCCTGCTGTTCTTAACCCTGTAGGTTCTGCAACCTCATCAGCATATGATGTTGGTCAAGGAATGGTTACAGGTGACTCTGAAGCTCTTGGAGATGCTGCTGGTAACTACTTTAACCAGATGGCATTCTCAATTGAGAAGGTCACTGT